AGAATAATCCAATTTATCCGATTTATAATCAACTAAAATTGGATTATAAAGATTCCATCTTTCTATTGTTTCACCATTTTCATCTAGTTCATGTATACAGATGAAATCATTTTTGTACTCAGATTCGCCAGCATCAAAGCCGCTACGGTAATCTTTTAAATTATTTTTTAAAAGATCAACTGGTTGGCTAGTTAATGCTTTATTCATGTTTCTCTTAAACGTATAATTTCTCAGCCTTAAAAGTTGATCAGTCTTTGCAGCATCACTTGCATTATAAATATTTAGCTCATCTGGGCTAAAATATCCCATAATTTGTAAAAGTCTAAATAACATATTTTGCGTTGATCTTCTATAAAGACCAAGGCCATCTACATCATCATTTAAAATATTTAAATTTTCAGGAAAAGAATTACCAGCTTTCGTACTTTTTATTATTTCCCATGAACTACTTTTTCCATCATATTCTCTGTTTTTTGACATATTTAATGCTGGTCTAGTAGTTACTGATTCTCCTTGTAAATTTTTTCTGATTACTTCGGTTGACCCATCTTCTCTTTCTATGAAAGATCCTTGTTTTCTTTCAAGTACATCATTAAAAGATATTGTAATTGGTTTCCAAGTTAATCTTTTAGGAAAATTAAAAGTATGACTAAATAAATACTTAGCCTGAATTGAACCAATTTCAAAATTAGGTCTATCCACAGATTTAATAAAGTGTGGTGGTATATAAAATCTAGGTTTTTTGTCAGTTGTTATTCTTGAGGTTATAGGTAATGATGAAAATCTACTATCATTCTCAAAAGTAACGACCCATCTGTGCTGTTGTTTTGGGAACAGAACAAATGGGTCATTCCAAAATGCAGGCATATTTAATCCTCTTTGTGAATACTATTTTAGTATATACTAAATAGAATTAAATTTTAAAATTTTAAAATTATCTTACGCCGGCGGTGTATGTTGCATAATCATATCTAAATGTATATTCTACAGTTAAAATTCCTTCCGCAGAATAATCTAAGTTATTTAATGCAACTGTAGTAATAAATGGATTATTTAATTGCCAAGAATCCACCACTCCACCATCAGAGTTAAGAACTTCAACTGATAGAACTTGTATCGGTCTTGTTGCTTTTGCTTTGCTAATTGTAGCCATAGCCGTAGAATCAGACTTTCCAGCGATGCTGCCAGCATTAAGAAACCCAGCTTGGCCTAGGTAATCAAATGATTTTTGTGCAACATTTATACCTGTAGCTCCGCCAGTTGTATCTACAAATTTAATCTTAACTTGATTCCAGGTAACTTTTCCTGGAAAATGAAATGATTTATCTAGATAGTCAACTTTTGTTGTATCTGATACAGTATACATTGGTCTATCAGCTGATTGCGCTAAGAAGATACCTTCGTTTGGTCCACTAGCACCAGTCAATAGTCCAAAAGTTACTTTAAATTTAAACTGTCTCTTTGGTTCTAAACCGGATTCATTCCAGAATGCCATATTTTATTTCTCCTTTGTTTTTAAATTATCCTTCGTTGAACGAAGCACCAGAATTTGTTACAACGAAATCAATTGCAATATATTCAATGGCTCTGGTTGGTTTAATAAAGATTTTGCAATACATGGTATTGCGATCAACTAAATCAGCCGTAGTTGTTGCATTGTTCAATAAAACAAGTGCATCATCTAATCCATAAGAAGATTTAACATTTTCTAGGAATGGCTCAACGATACTTTTAAATCTATTCCAAGTTGCTTCAACGTTTGGCTCAAATAGAATTCTTGTACCAATTCTTGAAATTTGTTTCTTTAGGAAGTTTACTAATCTACGAACATTTACTCTATCTAAAGCAGATGGAGTTTTTTGTAGAGTTTTTTGTCCAAAGATAACTACACCTTCATTTGGGAATGTAGCAATTGGATTAATGTTATTTTCATATAGAGAATCTCTATCTGACGAAATTAATGGGAACGCAGTTCTTGCTACAGCAATTCCTGAGTTTCCTAATGTTAATCCACCTCTGTTAAATCCTGCTGGTGCAAACCATAATGCGGATCTTCCTTCTGTGCCACCAATTGCTCCAACAGCAGCAACAGATGCTGGCATGAAGATACCTTCAGTTGGAACGAATACTGCTGGGAAGTATGCTGCTCCGTAGCTATTATCTATAACTCTTGATTGTAGACTATCTACAACTTCATTTACACTAGTTGGTCTACTTTCTTTTCCACTTGAGTTTTCAAATGAATATCTATAATCTCCAACGAGATCAACAACAGCTAAACAATCACCTCTTGATTTTGCAACATCAATTAAGTAATCAGTTAATTCTTTCTTTTGTAAGCCAGGAATCGAAATTAAATTCATGTCTACTAATTCTGGTTGGGATACGATATCAATTGCTTGTTTGATTGTACGATAAGCTGCGCTTGAATTTTCATTTGGAGTTCCAGTTTCTAATTCTCCGTTGTTAAGGAATGGCTCTCTTACTGTTATATCTTTTCCTTCAAATCCAAAATAAACAGGTAAGTCAAATCCTAAAAAGCTTCCACTACCAAATAAATCATTTGTATCATAATAACTATCGCTGTACAGTAATTTACTTACTGTGCCACCAGAAGATGATAAGAATCTTGTGTGGAAAATTGTATCGTCTTCTAGTGAAGCTGCGGTTGCCATAACGTTAAATGGTTTTTGTGCTAAAATATCAACTAAATCAGAATTTACAATTGGGTCTGATAATAATCCAAATCTGCTTGTTTTAGCAGAAGATAGTTTCATCTCAGTCTTTAGAGAAATATTTGGATGTGAAACTGTTGCATATGGATTTGTATAAGCTGCATTTTTTGGCATACCTTTGATTACAAATCCTCTAGGAAGTGCAACTTTTTCAATATCTTCTTCTGACATTTCTACTCTAATATATGAAGATTTGTTTGAATAAGTTCCAAATTCTTCATATCTTTGAGAAGTTGTATTCCAGCTTCTATATGCATCACCGATTCTTCTTACAATGTTATTATCTGAATCTGGGTCTAGTGTTAGATTATTAAATCTTTCTAGAACAGAGAGATTTTGTGACTCAAATAGTTTTCTAACGACAACATCAAATGTTCCATAGTAAGTTACTAATTTGTTTTTTGATGGTCTAATATTTTCAATAGAAATTTTGATGTCTTTTGATAGATAGCTTCCATTGTTAAGTCCGCGGAATCTAAATAATTTAGTATAAATAGAGGTATTGCTTAAACTTCCGCTGGTTATATCTCCAACTACCCAAGCAGATTCAGCGCTAGTTGCTCCTTCATAATTTTTAAAGCTTTTAAAATCAGACGAACCAGTTAATAACTGGAATGCGTTTCCGTTAGCAATTAAATTATTTTCGTAAGATTCGCCTAGGAAGTATCCGGCTGATGACATCATAGAAGGATTTGTTACAAATACGTTTCTAATAAAATCATTGCCGGTTGCATCAAAGCTTGCTGTAAATGATTGGGTTACTGCACCTTTTGTGATTGTTAGTGTAAATTTACTTCCAGTTACTGGTGTACCTGTATTTGAACCAGATATAGCAATTGTAGTAGTAGAATCGGCATAAAAATTAGCCGCCACTTTTGCAAGTGAACCAGAGCAGGAAAATAGATGATAAACTTTATCAGCTGACCATCCAGGTTGTCCTGTTTGAGTTGCAGAATTCATTGGCACACCAGCTAAACGAACAACTGTTAGTGGAAATGAATTTCTTAAAAAGGCCTTAGCTGCATATGTAGCTAAGGTAGGTGAAGTTGCTGCGCCAGTTCTCCATACGTCTTGTGCGCCAACGTTTCCATTTGATGGCGAGCCAAATATTCTTTCAAGTTCTGCGATAGTAGAAACTTGAACAGGTTGCATTGATGGCCCTTTTGATGTGTTTCCAATGATAACAGGACCAATTGCAGGTTGTGGAGGTTGAATAATTGAATCATCAATCTCGTTAATTTGTACACCCGGTGATACAAATCTAAATTTTTCTATAGCCATTTATTATTCTCCTGAAACAAAAAATAAAACTTATAATAAGTAGATTGTTAAATCTTCAAAATACTTTATTTTGCATTAAAAGTACCGTCTCTGGCTTTAATACATTTTGCAGCTATTTCCATTTTTGCATTAAAATCACCAAATATTCTCTTTGGTTCATTTAGTGATACAATTTCAAAAAACATATCTCCATAATAAATAAAATCGCCTTCTGTTACGTACAATTCTTGATCTTCAGTTAATCTACGTTTATGAAAATGAACAACAATAGATGGTCTTCTGTCTATTCCAAAATTATTTGTAACGGTTTTATAGTCTTCCCAGGCAACCAATGCATTAATATGTATTGGAGGTAAAAAATTCTTTATTAAAGATTCTCCATATAATTTATGAAAATTTGTATGCTCTAAGCTTATTGGATAATAAATTATTTGTTGCCCAATAACTCTTTCTATTAATTCATCATTTATTTGTTTAACTAAATCTTTTTCTTTTTGATTAGTAAATAAAGGAGGTGGAGGAGCTTCCGGCTGTTCCCATTTATTTTTTTTTGTTTTTGCCATTTATTTTATCCTACATAAATAAGATTTGGCGCATAGTTAAGAGTTTTAGAAGCCTGTTCCGCAATCAGACTATCCTTTTCAGCAAGTTTATCGTAAGTTGTTTCGTCTAATATCTTAATTAATTCATCTCTTAATTCTTTTTGTTCTGCTTTGGCTTCTGATATAAGTGCTGGGCCATTGAGTGTTACTGTTTCGCCTGGAATTGGTATCGTAGAGAATTTACTTCTAATATGTCCTAACATTTCCTTACATAAAGCCAAACAAAAACGTCTTATCCATTGTTTACCAATTGAGTTGATTGTATCATAAGGTATATTTTCAAATGGAAGGGTATTTAAATTATTTACCCCGCCAATTCCAGTGCTACTAGAATTTCCTGGGTCTTCTTCGAAGGGACTGTTTGGGATAGTAAATAAGAACCAAACATTATTTGGAGTCATACTTGTTGGCGTTGGAAATAACCTTAATTTATTATTGCGTAATTGATATGACCAATCGCTAATTCTAGTTTTAATTGCATCTTCATAGGCCATAGCTTGTAATTTATTTTGCCAAGCTGGTATAATTTCAAACGTGCTATCGTCTGCGTATTGACCATACGTTGAAAGATTTCCTACTACGTTTAAGCCACCAAAATAACCATAAAAATTCCATGATGCTGCCGGGGATTTAAAATATACTTTTTTAATATTTACTCTTTTATTATTTAAAATGGTAGAATAAGGAAAATTGCCAGTTGCAGCTGATGCACTAATTGCTGCTTGTAGATCATAATCCTGTACGCCTTCTCTTATCGTAATGGATGCAGAATATACTGTCTCTGTACCATTCATATCCGCCATAGTAGAATAAGCTTGACCAACTCTTATTGCATAGCCCAGATTATATTCTGGGTATTTTAGTTCAGGGTGATCTAATGACCCACTTATTTGTCCTTTACTATCAAAGGAGCCTGTTTGCGTGCCTAAAGCTCTTGATAAAACATTTTTGCTTTGATATAAATTAACTAAATATGAATATTCAAGAGTTGCTTCTTCATAAGCTGCATATACTTGATTTTCTACAATTTCAATATCAAGTACGTCGCCACCAAGACGACGATAAACAAATGAAACTTGATCTGCCGCTCCACGTTTAAACATATCAATTTGTTGCGGAGTCCAATGTTCTTCTGCAACATAAATACCAAACGGTAATGAACTAGTTGTAACATTTATTGTTGAACCAGTTGAAGAAAGAATGCTCTTGCTTGTTTTTGAAAGTGGTGTTAATGTAGGCAATGCCATTTATTTTATCCTCTGCTAAATAAATAGTTTTATTTATTATTTAAAACACTTAAATATAATTTACAATTATAAGAACTAATTATAATTATTAATCTTTTAAAGGATTGGAGAATATAATATGAAATTATTAATGGAAAACTGGCGAAAATATTTAACAGAGCAAGAAGCTGCTGCTAATAAAAAAATTTATGTATTAGTTGGACCACCGTCAGTTGGTAAATCAACTTGGATTAAAAATACGTTCCAACAGGAACATCCATATACTATAAATAGAGATGATATTGTTGAAAAAATTGCTTCTGCTCACGGCTGGACATATGATGATATGTTTATGTTACCGCCAGCTGGATCAAACGAAGGGGACGTTAGTCAAAAGTATGGAACAGTTGTAAAATCCCCAGCGTATATGACATGGGCACCTTTATCTTATGATAAGGTTCTTGATGCAAACAATCAAGTTGCAGCTGAATTTAATGCGCGTGTTACTGGCGCGAAGGGGCAACAAAATATTGTTGTAGATATGACAAATATGAATGCCGCAGCAAGAAAAGGTGCATTAAAAGCAATTGAAGGCGCTGAACATGAATATCATAAGGTAGCCGTTGTATTTAATTTTCAAGGCGCAGAAGAAATCATTAAAAAAGTTGCTGCTAAAAGAGCCGCTGAAGCACAAGCAGCCGGAAAGTCAAAAACTATTCCAGATGCAGCGTTTGATAGAATGTTTAAAAGTTTTCAACAAGTAGATAAAGAAGGCGAAGGTTTTGATGAAGTCGTATCTGTTGATAATATTGCTGCATTAAAAAAGCAAGTTCCTCAACAATCACAACAGAAAGCTCAACAACCAGTACAAGAATCACTAAAAAAAATTCGTAAAATAATTAAAAAGATTTAAGCAAGGCATCCAATTATGAAACTTATATTTGAAAACTGGCGTAAATACATATTAAAAGAGTCTAACCTAATTAATGGTTCCGAATTAGGCACTCAAGTACACGCTTCAGAAGCGTATATCGCTGATGCAATAAAAAAATTTCAATCACATGCAAAGTTATCTTCATTTGTTGATCCAAGTAGACCAAAACCATTTGGCTTTTATACAAGCACACTAAGAGAACTTGGAAATGATATGTATGGTTCTTCGTGGAATGATTTTTTAAAATCACCAGATGGAAAAAAAGTTAGAAATTCTACAAGTGCATTTCTTTTGAAACCACAGACTGGTGCAAAAATATTACAAATAGCTACAACTGATGATTATGAAAACATAAAAAAAAAATATCCACTTACAAATAGTAAGTGGATAGACTGGAATCGTGTAGCTCAAGATTTTGATGCTGTTCATTTTACCGAAGATGTGGCTATAAAAATAGGATTTGACGTTGAGCAAACTACTTGGTTTAAGACAGATGTTTTAGATGTTATTTTAGCAAGGAATGATAAACAAATTGAACAAAAAAGAATAAAAGAAACAAAAGAAGCTCTTAAGGTTTATCTTACATATCCTTCAAATTGGGAAATGTTGTCTATTTATCCTGCCACTTTGCATTCTCAACAGCAAAAAGATTCTTATAAATTTAGACAAGAAGTATTAAATTTTATAAAAAATTATATAAATAATCCAAGTGCTACAACAAAAGAACTATATAATGCTCCAAAGCCACCAGCTAATTTTTATCAACAAGATAGATATACTCCAGAAATTTTACAGACAATAGAAACTTGCCGTGATGAAGCTGATTGGTATGATTTACAATATAATATAATTCATGAATTTGAAGATAAAAAAGAATCACATTATTAAACTATAATAAATTTAACCCGCCAGTTTTGCTGGCGGGTTTTTTTATTACCTAGGCAAAAAAGAACCCCCGGTATTTCTACCGGGGGCCTTTATTTTAGACTATCTTGATTAGCCTAGTAGATCTTGTACGACAACTAGACCGTACATATCTGGGCGAACCATTGCTTTACCATAACGAGTCATAACAGCCTTACGTGGAACGAAGGTGTTAGGATCAAAGATGGTTGGAGTGGTTTGTAGTGGTACGTATGGAGCATAAACATAACCACTTTCTAGGAAGCTTCCACCTTTACGACCAACTAGGATTACGTTACGTGGGAAGTATGGATCAACAATGACATCCCATTTGCTATTGATTGCACCGACTTTAACTGCACCCGTTGAACCTTTATCGGTATCGTGAGTGACGGTAGCGCGGAATCCAGCAGTGAACTCTAGGATGTTTGCAACTTCTGGTGAAACAACTAGGAAGTTTGCACCACCACGTAGAGTTTTACGGTGGATTAATGCAGAAACGTCATTGACAGTTTCTAGTAGGGTTTCATACCACTGTGATACGTTACCGGTGAAGTCAGGAGGTAGAACAGCGCTGGTTTGGTCAGTCGCTAGAGCGAGACCGGTTGCGCGGTTAACGAAATTACCTGGGCGGCGTGACCAATAGCGAACACCGGCAGTTTGACCCTTAACTAGATCGTTTAGGATTTCTTGATCAATTTCTAGACCGATTTGTTCGGATAGAATTGAGGTTAGTTCAACTTCGGCATCTAGGTTGTGATAAGCATTTAGATCTTGGCCTAGTTCTGGGGTCCAGCTTGCGCGTAGTTTACGTGAACGAGCAACGATTGAGAAGCTGTCAACTTTTAGCTCGATTTCTGGAATTTGGCTTGAGCCTTCTAGAGTCCAAGGAGTTCCACCTTTTAGCGCTCCTAGTGCATCAGCTGGGCTTGTTACAGCTTCTAGTCTGT